GTTGTTGTTGAGTAGGTTGACCTTGTTGTAGTTCTAAATAAGCATTAACAAGATCTTGACTACTCATACTTTGAAACTTCTCAATAGTCTCTGGAGATAGTTTGTTATCGTTAGCGTAGTACTCAGCTGATGCCTCATTGATTAAGGTAACTGCTGGAGAATCTTCTGTAGTTTCTTCCGTTTCTTCGCTGTCTTCTTTGGAGTCAGTAGGTTCGGTGTCCCCAGCTGACTCGCTAGTTTCATCACCTTTTTCTCCAAACTTTTTTTGAAGTTCGACATAAGCTTTTTCTAAGTCTTCAGCATTTTTATACTTACCTGCAAGTAATTGTTCTTGCTCGGCTTGCATCTGCTCACCAACTACCAGTGAGTCTTGTTCATCTGCGTTTAAATTATCTGATGAAGTTACTGTGTCAGTAGCTGCATCGTATGTCATTGTCTCTGCCATTATTCAGTCGGTGGTTCCTCTTCGGGTAATAATTGTGGATTCTTTGATGGATCTGCTAGTGCAGAATTAGCCATTTGACCAGCCTGATCAACTAAAGATTGTTGAGCTGCAGCTTGTTGTTGTTGTTGCATCTCTTCTGCCATCTGTTGCTCAGTCTTAACTAGGTTTAGTACATCAATTCCTTGAGCAGCTGCTAATCGTTTGATAGCTTCTGAAGGATTAATGAATTGCATCAATGCCTCTGGACCTAATGTTTGAGCAATGGTAGTGATGAATGCAGTTAAGCTTTCTCTATCTTGTCCTCTACCTAGTGCATTAACACCAGCAACAATCTGTGGACGTACCAAATCTTTAGGGATATTAGGTAGTTCTTTGCTGCGTTGTAGTACCAGTAGTGTTCTGTTTAAGTAAGGTACTAAAAACTCAACAGTAAGTAGTGAAAATAGACCACCTAATTGTTGCTCTAGTTCTAACTGAGTTAGCCTCACTTCCTCTGCTGTAGTTCTCTCACTTTGCCTAACATTCAACTGCATGAATGCTTCAGCTATTCTTCTTTCTAATGATTGAACCATCTGTGCAGCTGTAGAGAAGTCAGCTGTTTTACCAACTTGAATTACTGCTACATCCTCTGGTCTACCTTGTACGATTGCACCATTACCTGCAGCTGCAATTGTTTGTGGTTTAGTTGTAGAGCTTGGTGATACTAAGAAGATAACTTTTGAAGCTGCTGCTGCACCTTCGACTAGAGCTTGAGATAATCCTTCAAGAGACTTCAAGTCTCCTATGAATTCCTCAACTCTACCTCTTCCATAATCCTCACCATCTACAGTATTAAATCTTAGTGGGAGCCAAGGACTAGCTTTCTTTGGAGCTGTGCTACGACTATCAGGAAGTATTTTATCTAATGCTTCTTGATGCCAAACCCATCTACCACTTTTCTCATCTAGTCTGACGTAGGTGTATACCTCAACCTCATCCCCATCTGAGCCTGACTGACCATCATCCATTGGAGGATTAGGTTGTGACACTGGCAGCTCAAGACCAAGTATCTTTTTACTAATTAATTCCTTGGTAACTATTTCTAGGACATTACCATTTCCATCTCTGTTGACTACATACCTATTTAATGGGAAGTTCTTAAGCCCATCTTTACCCATAAAGATAAGAGAGTTACCACCAACAATTAAATGCTTAAGTGCTTGATGGACAACAACACGATCACTAGATGCAGCTATGAATTCCATAACCATTCTTTCCATCTTGCTAAAGGAAAGGTCTAGTTCACTTCTTATCTCAGGGGGTATCTCTTCACCTAGTTTGTCATCTCTAACTTGTAGTTTGAAGAAAGTAGTTTGAGGAGGTAGTAATGCAAGCATTAATTTTGCTGCAAGAGTTACTACCGCCTTACTACCTATCGACTGCCAAGGAGTTTTAAGATTCTTTTGGCTAGGTTTAGATGAATTATCATCATCTATTAGGTATGGCAACGTGAGCTTAGAACAATCAACAGCGGTATCTAGGAATTGTCTTCTACCACTGCTTAGTGAATTGTATTTCTCACGTGCGTTCATTTATTTAATCCTCCAGTTGGTCCAGCTGTAGGAGTATTAACTTGTGGAGCAAGTGGAATTCTTAATTGACCTGTTCCTTTAGCTAATTGACTCTTTGCTTTTTTACTCTTAGCCCTCCTTACCTGTGGATTAACATCAGTTACAAGTGGATCAGGTGAAGGTAAAGGTGCAGCTGGTGGTAATGGTGGTGGTGGTGGCGGTGCTAAAGGTGGTGGTGGTGGTGGTGCGGAGGGTCTACCTCCTCCAAATGGTCCTACACACATTAGATTTCATCCTCCATAATTGATTTGATATATTCAATGACACTGGCTTGACCAGCTCTATACATAATTGTGTTTATTTCTTCTTTAGGATGAACAGGTTTCCATCCAAAGTTTTCCTCAAGCTTCTCTATTAACTTATCTAACCTATCGTTATGAAGTCTAAGAGTACTGAGGGAGATTTGTGTTTGCATGTTCGAAAAAGGCTGGCATTCTAGCTGACTTGGTTGCAGAAAGTTCTGGAGCCTTGCCGTTATACATTAAATTGTCGCTAGAATCGAGCCAAAATTTTTTGCTTAAATATTTATCGCCATAAGTGTTCTTATCTAATGGCTCCATTATCCAGTTAATCGTGGCTTTCCTAAGTTTATCCAAAGATTTACTCCAAGATAAGCCCATATCGTGACATACAAGGCTATTAGTGGCCACGTGTATCTGTTCGTCTCTGGATATATCAGCTGATACCGTTCTGAGACCAGCATCACCATTAAACCTAAACATAGGCAGTAGAACAAAGAATATAGCACGTTCAATAACTAAGGCTTTTGTAATCATGTGATCAGGGTGCGCTTCCCACGCATCCCTTAAACGAAAAGCCTCATTCTCAGACTTCTCGTCAACGCCTATAGCGTTGGTTATATAGCCAAGAGCGAGATCATGTTTGATCTCATCCTTGACGTTTGACTCTAGGAGTTCGCGTGCAGTAGCAGGTACGTCTTTCTCAAGAGCGTCGGAGATAAAATCCCCAACTGGTAGCTCCATGTGACGTATTGCCAAAGCTCTGTAGATGGTCTCTTCAGCTCCTTCCTTAAGTTTTCCTCCTGTAGTTTGGACAGGAGTCCATGTTCTCTTTCTATTGAGTAACTTCTCATATGGGTTCATTCTTGACAATCGCATTGGGGTTCGTTGTTTAGAATCCCCTGCAAGTAATCTTGGACATCATCTTCGTCTAACGCTGCATATGCACTTGACTTATCTTGTGTGTCTCCCATCACTTGTAGTGAATAATAAAGTGAAGTTTGGGGACTATCTAGCCACTCTTCAACGAACTGTTCGTCGTAGGTTATAACATCACTCCAAGAGTTAAAGCTATATCCATGAAGAAGCCCTGTATGGTTCAACATATACATCAACTGGTCAGCTACTTTCTTATAAGCATCCCAACCAACTTCTGAGGCGATCTCTACATCACCATATTCATATGTCTGTACACCAAAGGTTCCTGAATCTCTATCTACACTCCGAGCTATAGGAGGTGCAATTTCAGGTGTGCAAGTAAAGCCTTCTCTGTCTTTACTGCGATATGAACAGCTTGCGGTAGGAGCGATAGCAAATGCTCTCTCCATATCATATTCTCTAGCAACTTCAGCCGCACTCTGAATGCCTTTATAAAATTCTGCAGCAATTAAACCAGCTGTACCAAGTCCAGGTATGCCATCGTTAGTAGCTTGTAACGCATCACCGAACTGTTCGTAGGTGACGTTGTTTTGTCTGAGTAGGTTAGCTAAGCCAAGTATCCCGAGTCCAACTTGCCTATCCGTTGACGAGGGGAGGTATTCTCCAGAACCATCAACGCCTGTTTTGCTATGGAGGTCGCACAAACTTCGCATACCCTCAACAAAACCCTTTGACACGTCGGCGATTGTACAGGCACCGAGATTAACGTGTTGGAGGAGGCAAGTTCCTCGTGATGGCAAGTAAACCTCAAGACAGACGTTTCCTCTAATTCTTTTTCCATTTTTATCGTACTTAGTTTTGTTTAACCATATGTCACCTGATCTGATGCCATATATCACTGCGTCCCGTGTTGTTGGATCAGCGTTCTTCCATTTTTCATCATTAATGTTGACACACCTCTTAACCCATGGAAGTTCGGATCTAGGAGTAGTAATAAAGTCAATAAT